TATGTCTTTAGCTAATAAATTAAATGTGTATGAATTTGTTATTGTTCCTAAAGAACAATGGTTTGGATTAATAGGAGGAAAAACAAAATGATTTATCAATTGATGTTAAACGTAGGAAGTAATAATAAAAATGTGGAATGTGTAAGATATTTACCTATTTCTGTTCAAACTCAAGCAGAAGCCCATGAATACATAAGTGATGATGAGATTAATATTGTGGCGGAAGCTTTTAAAGGTCAAATTAAAGATATGATTGCAAGAGCAGTGGGACGCCCAATACAGGAAAGGTAAAATATGCGTTTCTTAATTACAGGTGATTGGCACGCTACAGATAAGCGTCCGGAAAATAGAATAGATGATTATTGGCAGTCTTTTTTAGGAAAGCTTAAATTCATCATGGGTATTGAAGCCGACTATAGAATACAACCAGGAGACTTAACTGATTCCCCTGCTTTATCTTATGAAGCATTCTGTGAATTGATTCATATTATTAAAGGAACTATAACAACTTGGGGACAGCATGATCTCCGTTTTAGGAATAAAAGTAACACAGCTTTAAGAGCATTAGAGGCGTCATTATTTGACGAAGGTGACCTTACTGTCCTTTCACAAACAGAGGATCCTGTAATGGAATGTAATAAAGGGAATGTTATAATTCACGGTTGTGGGTATAATGAAGACATTCCTAAACCTATAGTAGGTGCTTTCAACATCCTTCTCATTCACAAAATGATTGTTGAAGAGAAGATATGGAACAAGCAAGAAGATTTTGAATGGGCGAGTTCTTTTATCAGAAGGAATAAATTTGATTTGATTGTCAGTGGGGACAATCATCAATTCTTTACAGCAAACTTTGATAATAGGTACTTATTCAATTGTGGAAGTTTAATGAGGTCAACAACTGCCCAACTGGAGCATAAACCAAAAGTTGTTCTTTTTGATACAGATTCCAGACGAGCAAGAATCATTGAAGTACCTATTGAACCTGCTGAAAAAGTTTTTAGGCTTGATGAAGTTCTTAAAGAGAAAGAGAGAGATGAGAAGCTGGACGCATTTATAAGTGGGTTGACTCAGCATAAAGAAATGTCTCTTTCATTCGAGGAAAATCTTAATGCTTACGCAAAAGAAAATAAAATCAACCCAAAGATTATGAATATAATTAAGGAGTGTATGGTATGAACGAAATCCTAAATGACTTGAACCAATTGAATGAAGAGATTGCCGAAGCAAAAACTGAGGTTGCTGTTTTAAAAAGCAAAAAGGACGATGCTATGAAACAGCTCCGTACTGAGTTTGGTGTCAAAACTCTGACGGAAGCGAAACAACTGTTGGCAAAGAAAAAAGAAGAGAAGGACAAATTGGAAGAAACAATCAAAAACAATTATGAAAAGTTAAAGGAAAACTATCAATGGTAATAGACATTGACGAAATGAAAAACAAATTGAATCGGCTGAAAGGGCAACGTGATTTGTTAATTGAGCAGAAAAAAGATTCCGAAAGCAAAAAAGCATTGTCAGAAGAAACACATGATCTCTGCCTTAAAGCACGTATAATCACCCAAGCTGTTGCTGAAAGCACACAGAAGCAATTGGAATACCATTTTAGCAATCTTGTTTCCCTTGCTCTAGCAATCTTTCCTGATCCTTATACATTTGAATTGCGTTTTGTACCAAAGAGAAATAAAGTGGAAGCGGAATTAGTTTTCATAAAAGACGGGAATGAGACAGACGATATATTAAACACAGGCGGTGGAGGAGTTGCTGACATTGCAAGTTTAGCTTTGCTGTTTTCTTGTCACAGGATATCAGGAGCTTATCCTATTTTACTTCTTGATGAGCCAGCAAAGTTTGTGTCAGTTGATTTACAAAATAAAGCTTCGGAGATGTTAAAACGATTATCAAAAGAGTTAGGTATACAAATTATTATGAACTCTCATCTCCCAAACATTATAGCAGCGGCAGATAACATAATTAATATTGAGGAAGTGAAAGGAGAGTAACCATGATTATTATAGGAATTGATCCTGGGAATCAAGGGGCATTAGCTATTATCACAAAAAACGGAGCAGTCATGTTATATGATATGCCTACTTATTCTACGGAAGGAACAGGGAAAACAAAAAGTGGGAAGAAGAAAAAACACACAGTCCTTGATGAGCCTTCTTTAGTCGGTCTCATTGACGGAGTTGATCATGTCTTTATTGAGAAATCACAGTCAATGCCCGGTCAAGGTGCTGCCTCTACATTCAACTATGCTTGTGGATACGGAATTATCAGAGGAATCTGTGCAGGACTGGGAGTTCCTTATACTCTCATTCATCCTGCTACATGGAAACGGGTAATAATGAAAGACATGGATAAAGGAAAAGAAGCTGCTATAGTTCGAGCAAAACAATTGTTTCCTTCTGCTGATATAGGTAAGAAAGACGGACGGGCTGAAGCTTTGCTCATTGCTTATTATGGAAAAAAGGAACTTCTATGAAATTCAAAAACTTTGAAATCCATGCAAGCCCCTTCATAATTAATGCTTATTGTAGGTGTGGGGGAACATTAAAAGAAGTTCCAAACGGTTGGTTTTCCATCGCTCTTTTTTGCCCTAAGTGTGAAAGTATTTATGTTCCGAAATTAGTAAAGATGCCAAGGAAGCAAATCAATAAAGAGTATTTGAATGAACTAAAGGAGAAATATAAGGATGATAAAACTAAACGTAACAAGTGAAGGTAAAATTGTTGTCTCTATTAATGACAATAAGGAAGAGCTTGCTTGTGAAGAGGTTGACCTTTTCGTTCACAAATTAAAAACAGCTCAGTCGGATGCAAAGGATGTTTTAAAACTTAATGACAAAAGAACCAAGTTACTCAAGAATTATAACGGACAAGGAAAGATTGTAAAGGAGGCAACAAATGGGCATTCGTTATAAGGTATTGCATTTAGGGAATAATTATTATATATTTGATTACAAGAAATACACCTTTGTAAAGGATGAAAGAGGTATGCAGATAGCTTGGACTGACTTTGATGAAAACGGAAAGGACAGAGCCGAGACTTTTTGTATGAAACTAAATCAAAACGAAGAAGCTACAACAAATAAGGAGGTGCAAAATGGACAAGCTATTCCGTCTATTAACACTAACGATGGTGTTGTTGAGTCTGCTGTTTGTAATTCATCTGCAACAAAAGCTAATAGTACCGGTATCGCTAAAAACAAACACATCAACAATAACAATAGCAAAACTTCAATCAGTAGGGATAGACTCTCGGAAGATAGCAGACTCAATCGACATGGTGTCAGAGAGAACGAAGCTCTCAAAGGAGTTCCTGATTGCCTTGATGTTCACAGAGAGCGGAGGCAATAAACACGCTGTTTCTTGTAAAGGATATAAAGGATTAATGCAAATTCCACATGCTGTTTACTACGAGGATGCAAACCTTCTAATCGGAGCAAGGATTTTTTTAGAGAAAATGGAGCAGGCTGATAACAATTTGGAAAAAGCAATTTTGCTTTACAAAGGATATCCAATTGATTCAGAACGAGGGATTCAACAAGCAAGAAAAGTAATTCGTCTTTATGACAAATTAGTAAGAATTAACGCATAGGAGGAAAGAATAATGACAGAAAATGTAAAAAACTGGTTTCGTGAAAGAATGGGAGTGTTTCTGCTAGTCGTGGCAATACTATCCGCGGCAGGAGGGGCTTATATGAATTACTGGCTCAATTATCGTGCTTTGGAAAAAGCAATCCGAATAGGAGCAATGGTATCTGATACTGACAATCAAATCTATACTATTCAGAGGAGACCATGAGCTTTCTGTTCACTTGCAGAAACACAAATAATTATATCCTTGCAATCTGTGACCAAAAAGAATGTGATTGGTTTATAGATTGTAGGAAGTTCTGCAATTGTACTTTTGTTGCCTCTCATTACGGACCGTTCTCTAATGCAGAGGTAGGGCTTATGATGAATTTAACCGGAGAGAGAGTTCGCCAAATAGAAAGAAAAACATTATTGAAACTTAAAGATATGAAGGAACAGGGGCTGCTCCCTCATGTTGAATTTGATAATGAAGATTTAACACAAGAAATCATTTTATAAAAGGAGAAGGAACGTGACAAATATTTTATTAGTAGGGGATCATCCGGACGGATTCACCGGAAATGGACATATGTTGAAAGCTTTACTTAATCGAATTGATTATACCAAATTCAACATTTCTGTTTTCGCTTCAACATCATCCGGAATCCAAACAGATGTTTTTGATAAACAACCGTATCATTTAATTGAAGGGGGGAAGGCGTCGGAAGATCCTAGAGGATGTAATCAGCTTCTTAACACAATCTATCAAAGCAAACCCGATGTTGTAATGTTTGTGGGACTTGATATTTGGTTATATTCTATAATTCATAAGGAACTTATGAATATTAAAAAAGAGAAACCTTTTGTATGGATTTCTTTATTTCCTTATGATTTTACGTTCTATCGTAATGAATGGGAAGAATGGTTAAAACCTGTTGACCTTCCTCTTGTCTATTCTCAATACGGATTGAATGAACTTACAAAACATGATTCCAGAATACGTTATTTTCGTCCTCCTTTATATGATTCTGATAAGTTTACTCCTTATAGCAGAGAGAAAAGACTGGAAGTAAGGAAGAAAATTTTTCACACTCTCAATGATGACACTTTTCTTTTTGGTTTCTTTGGGGCGAATCAAATAAGAAAAGACCCACTCCGAGTTATCAAAGCGTTTTTTGATCTGAAAGAAACTCACCCCGACACCAGTCTTTATTTGCATACTGAAGTTCAATCCGGTGTCTTTAACATTAAAGACTATCTAACTCAATTCGATAATAAAATAGGTGACGTTTACCACAAGACACGTATGACCATGGCGTCAACAACCGCTTTGGTTGAGCTTTATAATTGTTGTGATTGTCTTATAAATGTCTCCTTACAAGAAGGATTAAGTTGGACACTTCTTGAAGCAATGCTTTGTGGCACTCCTGTCCTAGCTGCAAACAACACATCACAAATTGAGTTAATAAAGGAAGGGGCAGGTGTTCCCTTAAAATGCTCGGACATTGCATACATACCAATATCATTACCTGATGAAGTAATTCAGTTGGAAGCCCAAGCAGTAAATTATACCAATCTTTGTTCAGCAATGGATCACATTGCCACAGACAAAGAACTTCAGAACTCTCTTAAAGAAAAAGGACTTGTCAGAGCAAAGGAATGGCTGGAAGGAGTTTCTGATATTAATCTTCTTTTGGAAGAAGCAAGTGCTAAACCAAAAGCAAATGTTTTTGCCTTCAAACAAAAAGCAAAGAAAGTTTTATTTATTCAACATTCTTCTGCTGGTGATGTTTTGATGTCAACTCAGTGTTTTAAAGGATTAAAGGAAAAGCACAAGTGGCCTTTGGTGTACATGACACAACCTCAATATCAGGACATCGTTAAAAACAATCCTTACATTGATGAAATTATTAATTATGATCTGGAAGAGGCAAAAAAATACGCAATTGTGTATAATCCACATGGGGAGAAAATTCTTCCTGGGGGGTGGAACAATTTAGATGTCACACTGCATTCAATGTATCCTTACTTTTGTAAAGTAGAGGCAGATGATATTTTTATTGACCTTCAGGAGCCTGACATTGAACTGCCAGAAAAATATATTGTTGTACACACAACAGGAGGAAGCATTGAATACAGAACGTATGCTCATATGGATATGGTTGCAGAAAAACTTTCTCTTCCTATTATCCAAATAGGAGGTCGCTCTGATCGCAAAGTCAAGAAAGCAATTGATTTGAGGGAAAAGCTTTCTTTCAGAGAAACAGCATATATCATGAAACACGCTGAAGCGGCGGTTGTTATAGACAGCTTCCCTGCTCACTTAGCTGGGGCGTTAGGAACTCCTGTTGTCGTGCTGTTTGGACCTGCTCCTGCACGAGTGACACACCCAAAAGGAGATAGAAGCAAGATGGTTTTTCTTGAGCCTAACATGCTAGACGTTTGCAATATCCTTTCTCACTGTTGGAGTGCTTCTCTTGAAGGGAAAACAAAATGTAAAGCCCCTTGTATAAATACCATTTCTCCACAATTGATTTTACAAGGTCTGAGTAGTTTAGGAATAAAGGAGATTGAGAAATGAAAGGGGTTGGTCAAATGAATGTTCTTTACAGCCTCTGGATAGGTTACCCTATACAGAAGGTGTCTCGGTTTATGCTTACAGGAGCTTCCTGTTATATTTGACCAACTTCTAAGGAGAGGAGATTAAGAAATGAAAGATTTTAAAGATGTTAAAGTAGGAGACATTCTAAAGTTCATAGATGGGAGTTACTTTTACGTGGTGGCTATGGACAAATCCGTCAATGGGGAACCTATGCCTCTTATGATACCAATAACTCAATCAAAATGTCCGGGTGATTGGGAGAAGGAAAAATGAAGAAGAAATGCAGAAACCATAGATGGTGCAATCATTATCCTGTTCCATTGGGGCATAAGCAGTGTTTAGATTGTGGTAAAATAGTAAAGATAAAGAAAGGAGAAAAGAAGTGATCATTGGAATGAAGGCGTTAAATGAAGAAAGGTGTGTTAAAAGATGTATCTCAGATTTTCACGATGAACCTTTTTGTGAAAAGATTATTGTCATTGATGGAGGAAGTACAGATTACACTATTCAGGAATTAAAGCAGTTTGACAAAGTTAAAGTGTACGTTCATCCGTGGATTGACGCCTATCATTATATGGAAGTAATTCAGTCAAACATACTGCTTTCATACATTCCAGAAAATGAACTGATGATGATAATGGATTTTGATGAACGAATGTCTCCGGCATTAAAAAACAAATTAAATGAGATTCATAATTATCAAAACATGATACTTGAAAAGGGAATTGCTCACTTCTCAAGAGCGACACATGAGGTAATGCGTTATGAAAAAAGTCCTCATGCAATAATTGGAGAAGATGGATGGCCTATTATTTCACATCAAATAGGACAGTATCCTGATTATCAATGCAGATTGATCAGGAAGCATTTTCATATGCATTGGGTAAACTCTCCTCATCATGTTTTATGTGGTTGGTATCAGAACATAAACTTTGATGCTGACATTATCCATTATGAAAAGGATGATTATCGAGACAGAATCCGAATTGAGAAAAAATGGGCTAGAGAACATGCAAGAAGAATGGAACTAGGTTTAAATGCTGATATGTTTGATTGTGCATTTAAACCTGAAATCGCTGACTACTATGACCCGGAGACATGGAAGAAATGATTTATAATTTATTTATTAAAGACACAAATAATGTAGGGGATGCTGTCTGCGGAGCTTTCCTTTACTTTACATTTGTAGGTGAACAGAAAACAATTGACATCACTAAATGGAGGGAACACGCTGAAGACTTAAAAGACAGTTATGTTATTATAGGCGGGGGAGGATTATTTCATTTACCTTCTCCTACCTACAATGAAGGGCATTTCGGTCATATTAAAGAGCTTCAAGAAAAAATGAATAAGATGATTGTTTGGGGAGCTGGACATAATATTCACGATTCAGAAAAGATTGAATATCCAAAAACTAAGATGAGTAAGTTTAAATTAATCGGAGTTCGTGATGTAGGAACAGAATATGAATGGGTTCCCTGCCCAAGTTGTATGTCCCAATTATTTAATATAAAATATCCTATTGAACAGGAATCCATTTATTACGGACACGAAACTTTTCATGATGAGGAACTTGTTAAGTTACTGCCAACTCGGTATTGCTGTACTTCTTCCTTTGAAGAAGCAGTAAGATTTTTAGGTTCTGCCAAAATTGTTTACACAAATAGTTATCATGGGGCTTATTGGTCACTCCTTCTTGGAAAAACTGTAGTCGTAAAAAAGTATTACTCTTCAAAATTCTTTGGGTTGAGTTCTAGTTCTGAAAAGTGTGGGGACTCATTAATCATTTATCCAAAACCAAATTATCTTACTCTCTGTAGAGTAACTAACCAGTTGTTTTTTGAAAAAGTTAAAAAATATATAAAGGAGAATTAACATGACAGTATTTGTTTGTAAAACTTGTGGACGAGCATTAAGAGCAGAGGAGAAGCCTAACTTTTGTTATTATGATCGCATGAACTCAATTGAGAACATCTCAGATGAGGACGCAATAAAAATGGGATTGTTCTCATTAAGCAAAGGGGAAGAGGTCGACGGAATCATTTATGAATTTCTTGCTGACTTGAAGTTTCACCCTTTCACTGGAGAAGCAATTTCTGAGTTAGGATTGTGTGGGGGATTAAGTCTGTCTGATTTTCAAGATCAAGTAATGAAAAGAGTAATCAAATGAACGAAAATATTATTGTTGGAAAACATACTTACTTTTCTGATAATCCGAATTTATTATGGGCACAAGGATCAAAATTAATTTTGGGTAAATATTGTTCTGTCGCAACTGGATTAAAAGTTTACCTGCACGGCAATCATTATTATATGGATAGAATATCAACTTATCCCGAAGAGCTTTTCTTAAATGGACCTAACCCTGAAAAACCTTCACACACAAAAGGTGATATTATTATAGGTAATGATGTTTGGATAGGAGCTAATGTTGTTCTGATGTCCGGAACTAAAATAGGAAATGGTGCTATTATAGGAGCTTACTCTGTTGTAAGAAAAGAAATACGCCCGTACTCTGTAGCGTACGGAAATCCGTGCTGTGTTCAACATATGCGTTTTCCTCAAGACGAAATAAATAAACTAGAAGAAATGAAATGGTGGGATTGGGATGAAAGCTTAATTCCTGAGTTTCTTCCTTTCATTTTAAATAAAGATGTTGAGGGTCTTTATAACTATTATTTAAAAAGGAGAAAAGAAAATGTTTTTGCTTAAAGACAAGTGGCATTGCCACATTGATATTACTACTGTATGCCATAGTAGCTGTATTTATTGTTCTCGGTATATGAGACACACACCAACAAAAGAACGCAAGCACATGCCTATAGAGTACATTGAAAAAGCATTGGACAGCCTTGAGTTTTGGCCTAACAGAATAGGACTAATGGGAGGAGAACCTACACTACACCCTCAATTTGATGAGATTTGTAAAATGCTACAAGTGAGAGGGCACAAAAATTATTTAAGAAACATGGACAGATACAGTCTATTTACCGCAGGCGGGGTTGGTTATGAAAAGCATAAAGAAATTATTGGAAATACTTTTCATTATGTAGAAGTTTTTGAACATAGTCCAGAGCAGTCCGCTGTATGCAAGCATCAACCAACTACAATAGCTATCCAAGATGTTATTGAAGATGTTTCTTTACAAAAAGAATTGATAGAAGATTGCTGGGTAGATAAAACATGGTGTGCGACAATAAATGAAAATGGTGCTTACTTTTGTGAAGTAGCAGCCGCTTTGGATCGTATCACTCATGGCAATAGAGGCTTTGCTTTAACAAAAGATTGGTGGGAACGTACACCTGATGATGCTGACTATAAAAAACAAATTGAACTTTGTTCTTTATGTGGAATGCCTATTCCTTTTGAACGCTTACCTCTTGCTTCAGGCAAAGAATTGATCTCCGAAGGACTTTTTAAAATACTTAAAGAAAATAATTCTCCTGGTTTAACAGAAGAGAAATGTATTCTCTTTAAAGGGAAATTAACGAAGGAAGAAATTGAAAAGAACAGGATTGATTGGCACCCAGGTCAGTTCAGACAGGACATATACCCGAACGGTGGAGGGGGTTTTTAATATGAGTATCGGTCTTGTTACTATGTTCTATAATGAAGAAATATTAGCCCCTTTATTTCTTAATCATTATTCTTTTGTTGATGATATACATGTAATTATGGATGAGGACACTACCGATAGGACGGAGGAAATATGTCGTCAGTTCCCTGTAACAATACACAAATTGAAATTTCCTAATATGATGGATGCGGGAATTAAGCAAACTGTACTTAATGAATTATTTTATTCATTGAAAACAGAATGGGGTATTATGGTTGATGCTGATGAATTTATTTTTTCTCTTAAAGAAAGTATTCCAAACTTTTTATCAGAAACGAGTTCCCCTGTAATACATGTTAAATTATGGCAGGTGTATAGGCATGTGACCGATTCTGATATTAATCATGATTCGGTTCTTTTACAAAGAAGGCATGGAGATCCTGATTTCAATAGTTGGTATAATAAACATTATATTAAAAATTGCATATCAAAAATTGCTTATAAAATTCCTTTGAATATAGGCTGTCATGTTTTTTATCCTCTTGATAAAATAACTGACTTTCTACAAGGTGCACATTGGAAAATGGCTGATCCAGAACTTGCAATCATCAGAAGAATTAAAAACGGAAAGGAGCGTATGAGTAAAAAGAATCTATCCATGAATTGGCAATGCCATGATTTTCATATTACAGAAGAAGATATTTATAAGGAATGTGAGGCTCACAAAAACGATCCTTTGTTATTTTAGGAGAATACAATGATTGAATTTTTATATAACCAAAGGTGTACCATGATAACAGACATAAATGAGCATTTACCTACATTACGAAAATATGCTTCAATGTCTGAAGGAATAATTGAGTTTGGTGTTAGAGAAGGAAACTCAACAATTGCTTTGGTTGCAGGGAGTCACAGTAAAGTGGACTCTTATGACATTACACCTATTCCAGTAGAACTGCATGACATACTAAAAAAATATAATTTTGAATTTCATTTGGCTGATACTTTAAATCTTATACTTACACATAAAGCAGACTTGCTTTTTATTGATACATACCATACACGAGATCAATTATTTTATGAATTGATGAATCATTCATGTATGATTAATAAATGGATTATTCTTCATGACACTGTTTCTTTTGGTGAAAAAGGAGAAGACGGTGAAGTAGGATTAATGTATGCGGTGAATGCTTTTATAGACCTTGATTGTGATTGGTTAATAAAAGAAACATTTGTAAATAATAACGGATTACTTATTTTAGAAAAGAAGGAGATTAAAAAATGAAGAAGCATTACAGTGAAGTTTTTGGATATTACAATTCCCCACATGAAATTGATACGATTTCTAAACTTGCCATTGATAAAAAGAATGCATTAGAAATAGGAAGCTACATTGGGAAGTCTTCTGTTGCTATTGCTATGAATGCTAAAAAGCTTCTATGTATAGATCCCTTTGATTGTACCCCAGATAAAATAGACATAAACGGTAACCTTATCAGAAAGAATGAAGGTATTACTATTCTTGATGCCTTCTTGAAAAATATTGAGGGCTATGATAATATTAAATATATAATTGGTACATCAGATAAAGTGATACCAAAACTAACAGAAAAATTTGATTATATTTTCATTGACGGTGATCACAGCTTTGAAGGAGTGTACTCAGACATAAAGTTATGCTGGCCTGTTTTAGAAATAAACGGGATAATTGCTTTTCATGATTACGGAGATGTTGAAGGATATAATATGGGAATTAAAAAAGCATTTGATATGCTTCTTCATGAATATGACGGAAAGCAAGACTCTGTTGTTTGGAAAATAAAGAAAGAAAAGGACATTAAACTATGAGTGAGAATCCTTTTATAGAAGTGTGCATACCTTATGAAGTTTGTATGAATGTAGGGGAATCCTATAACAGAACAATGGAAAAAGCGAAAGATTGGGTTTTGTTTTTAGATCATGATGTTTACGTTTGCAACCCTGATTGGTATGATATTTGCCTTTCTGTAATTAAGAGAGTAGGACATCAAGCAGGGGTTATTACTGCTGTTTGTAATAGGTCTGCAAATGGTGATCAACATGATAGAGGTGCACCTACTACAAATAATCTCGCTGATCATTATGAGAGAGCCAAACAGTTGTATGAAATTCATGATCTGTCCTATAATGAAGTGACTAATCCTGATCTTACAGGATTCTTTATTCTTACACATAAACAAGCATGGTATGATGTTGGAAAATTCAATACAGATAGATTTCATGTTGATGGTCGTTATTGTTTAAGGATACATGAAAAAAATTATAAGTCTATTGTTATACCGGGATTATACTTTTATCATTTGGAAACAGCAAAGAATAAATTTTGGTATAGTGAGAATTATGTAGAATACGGACACGGTTATATATATTTGCATGAGCGTGAAAAAAAAAAGAAAAAATAGTTAAGGAGGGTACTAAAATGGGAAGACCAATAAGTGATCATTTACCGTCGAGACAGCCCGGAGAACCAAGACCAGAAGAAAAGAAAGTTATTGAAGAACCAAGACCAGAAGAAAAGAAAGTCATTGAAGAAAAGAAAGAAACTGTAATTGCGGATAAAGAAAGATATGAACCACCAAAGAACATTGAGGACATAGTAAGAACTTCTGTTCCTTTAGAAAATAAGATCATGACACGAGAAACAGAAGAACCTTCTTTTATCAAGAAAAAGAAGAGGAGATAATATGGAAAAGACTCTCTATGATACATTAGGGGTAAAGAAAACTGCTTCAGAGAGAGAATTAAAAAAAGCTTACCTTAAAAAAGCAAAGGAAACACACCCTGATGTGAGTAATAATAAAGAAGGCAAGGAGTTTATTGAGGCTGCCAACGCTTATAAAATTCTCGGTAACCCTAGACTTCGATTAATTTATGACACAACAGGAAAAGAGGAAGAGGTTGATACTACTTATACTGAAGCAATGCTTCTTATCTCCAACGTATTTGTTTCTTTAATAAATGATTACAAAGCAAGGATAACAAAGGTTGATTGGCTTGACAAAATGAAAGGGAAAATAACAGGGGAGTTGAAGGCAATAAAGAAAACAGAGGAAGGATGCATTTCTGCTCTTGAAACTTTAAAGGAACTGATTGAAGACATCTCCTATGTTTCATCTTCCAAGAAGCGTCCGGATGTATTAAAGATAACTTTGGCTCAACAAGTTTTACAACTTGAACAGCAAAAAATGTCTTCTGCTAGGAAGAAAGAAATAATTGAAGTTGCGTTGGATATTTTAAAACAGTATAAAAAGAAGAATCCTGTTTATGAAAGTTCTGCATTTGGTTTTGACCAACACTCAGAAGATATTCCTAATAATATAGCAACAAGAGTTTACGGGAGGTTTTAATGAATAAAATAAGTATTATCGTTAATTTGGATACTCGGTCTGGCTTCCTGGAAGAAGAATCTGCTGCTGGAGTTATGTTAAAAGGAACTCGGTCATTGGATTTTCTGATTGAAGGAGTATCAATAAAAAAATATTCTTCAAGGACTTTGAAACTGAATTGATAGTTTTTATTGATTACCATGAAGCCCTCCCTACTGAAACACACGAAAAACTAATGACACTGTTAAACAATGAAACAATAACAACTTTGGTATTCAACCGTCACCGTGAGTATTTTAACAAGCATATTTATTATCCAAAGTTCAATGACATAAATTATCTTCAAGCGATTGCTCTGGCAAGAGGAGAGTACATAGTCCATTTTGATTCAGATGTTTGTGCATTCCTCAACGATAAATCTGTTATTGAACAATGGATTCAATTACTGGATAAATATGATTACATTTCTTATCCGAGTCTCTTCTCCCCAAATGCAGTAAATGACCCTTCATTTGATTACATGTGGGCAAGTACAAGATTCTTTATGTGCAAACGAGACACATTCCAATACGATGAAATTTTAAAATGTCTGAGTGATAGTGAATACCTTTACGGAAAGTACGGAGACAGGAATAAAAAATGCCCTTGGTTTGAACATGTTATCAGTTTAATCACAGGAGGCAATCGAGTTTGGTATCCCCCAATTGAGTATAACAGATGTATTATTTTCAGTTGGAACTATTATAGGAAAGGAATGATTGCAAAGCTTCAGAACATGCCTTATGAAGGAGTCAAGCAATTTGTTCTTTCTAAAGGCGGAATATCTTATCCGAATGATCTGAGTGCTATATAAAAAGGAGTTAATAATGAAAACAGTTTTAATATCAGGCGGGGCAGGTTTTATAGGAAGTCATTTGGTCAAACATTTTATTGACCAAGGAGATTTTGTTGTTGTTGTTGATAATCTTTATACAGGAAAGAAGGAAAACATTTTCCAGCATTTAGCAAGCGGGAGGTTCCTCTTTCTCAGAAAGGACATTTCCTTATGTACGATTAATGATTTCATTCAATTCAAGTTTGATTATGTCCTGCATTTTGCAAGTCCTGCTTCTCCCATTCATTATATGAAACAACCTTTCATGACAATGAATGCAAATTCAAAAGGAACGGAGTTCATGCTGGAAATAGCATCACGAGATAATGCAAGATTTCTGTTGGCATCAACTTCTGAAGTCTACGGAGACCCTACAATTCATCCTCAATTTGAAAGCTATTATGGGAATGTTAATAGTTTTGGGGAGAGGAGCTGTTACGATGAATCCAAACGATTTGCCGAAGCATTAACCTATACCTACTTCAAACACAAGAAATCAGATGTGAGAATTGCAAGATTTTTTAACACTTATGGTCCTTATATGTGCAAGGATGATGGCCGAGCTGTTCCGGCATTCATCAATCAAGCATTGAAGAATGAACCTATTACAGTATTTGGTGACGGACTTCAGACACGTAGCTTATGTTACATTGACGATTGTGTAGAAGGTATTGTAAAACTTCTTACTTCAGAAATTACGGAACCCTATATTCATTCACCTATCAATATAGGAAATCCTGAGGAAGTAACAATGCTTGAGCTTGCTCAGTTAATTAAATTGTTGTGCAACTCGGATTCAGAAATTATATTTCAAGAGTTACCGCAGGATGATCCCAAAAGAAGACGTCCTGATATTTCCAAAGTAAAGACATTGTTGAACTGGGAACCTAAAGTTTCTCTTGAAAAAGGACTTATAGAAACAATCGAATATTTTAAAGGAGAAGTGAAATATGGATGAAAAAACAGTCGTAGGAATTTGGGGAAGTGGTGTAGTCGGAAGTTCTACGGGATATATTTTTGAAAAGTTATGCCCGGAACAGGTCGAAGTTATTTACTATGATACAGATCCAAAGAAGGGGTTTACTGAAAACAAAGAAGATTTACTGGAACGCAGTGAATTTATATTCCTCTGTCTTCCTACCCCCATGAGAATAACTGGGGAAATTTCTCTTCAGTATTTGGATGATGCAATAAAAGAAATCAGCCAGCATTTCATTTTTAATCCGCCTAAAATGAAACAGATATTCATTATACGAAGTACATCTGTTTCCGGAAGCACAGATAACTTTGCTGCAAAATACCCTAATTTGATTCTTGCATTCTGCCCTGAATTTCTGACTGAAAAAAATTCACAAGAAGACTCTCTGCTTGCAAACAAAATTGTAATTGGTGCAAATGATCTGTGGGCATATAAAAGAATTGAGGCACTATTTAAACTCGCTTACCAAGACAGCTCTATTGCCTACATTTACTTAAATCGGAAGGAAGCTGAGATGTTTAAATACTTCTCCAATATATTCCTTACTGCACAAGTTATGGTTGCAAATGAACTATATTTTGTTTGTAGAAAGATGGGGTTAAATTATGACAGGATACGAAGGGCTTTAATTCATGATAGACGAATAGGAACTTATACTCAAGTTCCTGGTCCTGACGGAGACTTTGGTTGTGGGGGAAAATGCTTTATTAAGGACACCAATGCTTTTATCTATCTCGCAAAAGAACACAACTTTATTCCACATATTCTTGAAACAATGATGAAGTGGAACGATCATATCCGAATTAATAAAGACTGGCAACAGATTCCTGGTGCAGTTGAAGATTGTGGATATGATGAAAATCATTAATTACTTTTTAAACTAAAAAGGAGGAAAAGATTATGGTACAGGAAGCATTAAAGTTATTAGGATTATCTGTTAGAGATGCAGTAACAAATTTTACCGGAGTTGTAACATCAGTAACCTTTGATTTGTATGGTTGTATTCAAACTCTTGTAAATCCAGGTATGGATAAAGAAGGGAAACTAGGAAACTCTCAATGGTTTGATAAGAATAGATTAATCGTTCTCGATAAAAACCCTGTTATAAAGCAACCTTCATTTGTAACGGATGATAAAGGACCTGAAGAAAAGCCACAGTACAAAGGAGAGTAAAATGAATGATTTTTATGTTTATATATATCTTGACCCTCGAAAACCAGGTATATATAAATATGGTAAATACAAATTTGATTATGAGCCTTTTTATGTAGGAAAAGGTAAAGGTAATAGATTAATTGATTTTAACCACCGATCAGGTTGGTGTAAGAGTAAACTAAAATCTCTTAATTATAAACCGATAATAATAGCAAAGAGGTCTAAATTATCAGTTCTTGATGCTTATATATTTGAACAAAGATTGATTAATACAATTGGGAGAGCTGATTTAAACAAAGGCCCATTAACAAACATGACTGACGGGGGAGAAGGTCCTATTAATCTTATTAAAACAGAGCAACATAAAAAGAATATAGCAAAAGCTTTAATGGGGAAAAAGTATTCTGTAATTCGTTGCAAAAACATATCAGAAGGATTAAAGAATCTCCATCGTAAAAGTTCCCATACTAAAGAAACTAAACAAAAAATAGGATTATCTAAGTTAGGTAAGAAAAGATTACCTTTTTCTGATGAATGGAAAGAAAATATGTCTGAATCACATAAAGGTGAGAAAAATCATTTTTATGGAAAGCACCACTCAAAAGCTAGTTTAGAAAAAATGTCAAGAAAACTTAAAGGTAGAAAAGGAACCTTTAAAAATAAAAAACATACTACTGAAACAAAACAAAAGATGGTAAATGCATGGATACTTAGAAGAAATAAAATAAAGCAAAAGGAGTATATAAATGAGTAAACTATTGAATATTGCAATGACATCAAACACGTTTCCTTATGGGAAAGGAATAGCGTACGGGGGGGAGAGAATTATAGGATATTTAATTGAGGGGTTGTTAAAGTTAGGACATAATGTTTATGCTTTTGCTAGAAAAGGGACAGTTCCGCCGGAAGGAACAAATGATTTTGTCCCTGTTGATAATTACGATAATACAGATGATCCTTACTATCATGCTGTAAAAGAATATAGTGATAGAAACAATCTTCAATTTGATATTTATCACTGTTTTTACTTTGGTGAAAAATGGAATCCTAATGTGACTACAATAGCGAAAGCTTCATTGGAAACTGTTTGGAACAGATGGTGTCACAGAGAACCTTTCTTTCACAAGAAACCAGAAGCCCCAAATATTATCAGCTATTCAACTGTCCTTCAAGATGACTTGATGGTGACAAATACAAAGTCAACAATGATTCATTACGGAATCCCTAAAGACTTATATACTTGGTCTCCTATTCATGATGATTATGCAGTCTTTATTGGCAAGCTTGAAGGGGGAAAGAACCCCGGAACAGCTATTCGTCTGGCAAAGGCTGCTGGAATAAAGATTGTCATTATTGGCCCTCCTTATAATACAGGAACATTCTGGAATGAAGTCTGTCCTCATATTGACAATGAAAAAGTCTTTTGGGTAAGAGGAGCTAGTGATGAACAGAAACAGAAAATCATGTCAAAAGCAAAGTGCTTTATAAGCTCCAATGACTCAACGTGGAAAGAACACGCAGGAATTGTTAATATGGAAGCTCTTGCAATGGGCATTCCCATTATCGCATTTAATAAAGTCAATCAAAATAGTGCGATCTTTCAGGACAAGTTCATTGAGGACGGAAAGCACGGTTTTTTCTTAAACTATAATGGTACAGGGAGAGATGAAGAAATTATTGAGATAGGTGTTCCTTTGTTGCAAAAGATTGACACAATAAGCAGATATGAATGCCGACTTCAGTTTGAGAAGAAATTCACTGCTGATCTTATGGCGCAACGGTACGAATACTACTATAATTACATTCTACAGAATGGTGATGTTGACTCCATTGAAATTCCTTTTTAAGGAGAAAACCGATGAGTGAAAAGGAAAAGGACAAAGCTGAAATATTCAGACAATATAAAGGGGAGCTTCAAGTTTCAATTTCTTCTCTGGAATATAAGAAGCTTCTTAAAGCTTATCACGATAATTTTCCAACAAAGTTGACTACAGGTGATTTTCAAGGATTGATTAAAGTCGTACAAATTACTTTTCCTTTGAAATCAAAACTGATAGCTGTTGTTTCTGTTGAATCTGTTTCTATATAAAAGAAAGGAAATAAAATGGCGAATAGGAGGGCACCTTTTACTGCGGCGGAAGAAGAGGAATTAAAGACTCTTATTTTTTCAAAAAGGCACACAGACATAGAACTTGCAAGAAAGTTTAAATGCTCCAAAGTAACAATAAAGATCAAGCGTACTCGAAAGTACAAACAGTTAAGGAAGAAAAGAAGAAATTGTAGTGACGAAGTAAAAAAAGCTATTACTACAATGTACACGGAGGACAAGATGAAGGTAATTGATATAGCAAGACGACTCCGACTTAAATACTGGGTGGTTTGGGAACAGTTAGAAAAATCAGGGTCACGATTGAAATTAGTAAAAAAAGAACGTCATGCTCCTGACAGAGAAATTTTTAACTATTCCGAATGGCTCAAAACTTTTCTCTCTTTTCTAATGGAGAGGTTGAGAGCAAGGAATTTAAACTCAGTGTGTGAATGGGTTTGCTGTACAGAAACACAGGAACAACTAAGAAAATATTTACGTGAATTTAATGAATCATTGGATAATGATACTTTTATTGAAAGAGGATTAAAATAATGAATGACATCTGCTTAATTTTCCCCAAAAGCCCTTTTCTCATTAATGATGGAGTGATGCCTCCCTTAGGTATTTTGTATCTGAGTGCAAGTTTAAAGTTAGAAGGATATCAGGTACAGTGTCTTGATCTAGGTATAGGTCA